GTACATACGTTGGTCGGATCAGGAATCAATTAATGCTAGCACATCGTATGCACCTTCAGCAACCAATACCGCTGGTACACAAAGACTGGCCGACGGAACACGGATCGTGGCAGCGATTAGAGGTCGGGATGCAATTTACGTATGGACCGATACATCTTTATTTATTATGAGATTTGTTGGTGCTCCTTTCGTATTTTCATTTCAACAAGTTGGAACGAACTGTGGACTGATTGGAAAGAATGCAGCTGTTGAAGTAGATGGTTCTGCATACTGGATGTCAGAGAATGGTTTCTTTAGATACACTGGTAAACTCGATTCACTAGCATGTTTAGTTGAAGATTATGTTTATGATGATATTAATACAGTTCCTAGACAGCATATTTATGCAGGACTGAATAATTTATTTGGTGAAGTGACTTGGTTCTATCCAGGAAGTGGTGCTGCATCTAACAATAGATCGGTTACATATAATTATATGGACTCAACACCAGAGAGACCTGTATGGACTACGAGCACGTTGGCAAGATCGACATGGTCTGATTCACATATATTTGGAAAACCACATGCAACAGAATACGACTCAAGTGCAACTAGTGATACAACCGTTGGTAATACGGATGGTGTTACTTATTATTATGAACATGAAACAGGAGTAAATCAAATTAAAGATGGTGCGGGTACTGCTATTGCTGCAAGTATAGAATCAGGTGATTTTGATATATCAAGAACACAGCAAGGTGGAGCAGATATTAGAGGAGATGGTGAATACATTATGAAAATTAGAAGAGTGCTTCCAGACTTTTTACAACAAACTGGAGATGCAAGAGTGACATTAAACTTAAAAAATTATCCAACAGATTCACAGGCGAGTTCATCATTAGGTCCTTTTACTACAACTACAAGTACAGATAAAATAGACACACGTGCCAGGGCTCGTGCTATATCTTTAAAAGTTGACAATACAAGTACCGGGCAACACTGGAAGCTTGGAACTTTTAGATTAGATATACAACCGGATGGGAGAAGGTAATGGCAATCATTGATCCTTATACACAATTAAGAGGAATAGAAACTATTCCAGGTGCAGCTGGACAGGAATATAAAACTAATTTATTTAACCAGTATCAAGATATTGCTGCTCAAAGTGAAGGAGATGTAAATCGAGCAAACATTACCTATGCAGATAGCCCAATTTTTAACCAAGGTTTAGGACAATATGATCCAGCCTCGTTTGGTTCTCAACTCATTCAAAATGTGGCTCTTCCAATATCAAAATTCTTAGCAGGCACGGAAGGAGGTGGCCTCAGTGGTGCTGCAAATGTAACCGCTTATGGTATAAGAAATCCAACTTCAGCTGCTTTTCAACCTGACCTTGTCAATCCAGTTTTAGAAGGAACTGCTACTCCAGCTCAAAAACTGGAATTTGCAAATGTTTTTGGTCATGAAATGGCCCACTTGGGTTGGCCATATAAACCTAAGAACGAATTAATAAATGTACCAGGAGTAGGAAAAGAAAAAGGTTTTACTGAAGCGCAAAAACAAAGTGAATCAGGCTACGGTGCAGGAGAAGAACAATGGAATTATTTGCATGACCTTATGTATGCACCACGAGGAATCCCTATAGACAAAATAACTGCTGACATTAAATCTTTAAAAGATTCTTTTAACAAGGGAGAAATAGGACCGGGTGTATACTATTCAGCCCTAAAAAACCAAGCTGATAAATACAGTAGTGGATGGACGACAACTGACATACCAGGAAAAAGTCAGTCTTTAAAATTTGGATTAATCAATGAAGGAGATCTAAGTTACACACCAAAAGCTTTTAATGAAATTGCATGGTCAGGATTAACTACTCCGGGTAAACAAGCAATTGGCTTCGGTATCAATCCTTTTGAAGATACAAGAGCCGCTGGACAATGGTATAAACAACAAACAGCAGCTAAAAGATTCAAACAACAACAATTAATGAATCAAAGAAAACAAGATATGCAACAAAAAATTCGACAACACGAAGCAGCAGAGGCAGCTAAACAAAAAGCAGCGAGAGATGCAGCGGCAGAAAAACAAGCATCACTACAAGCTCAAGTTACTGCTCAGGCAAATAGAGAGGCTAGAAGAAGAGTGTCTCGAGGAGAAGCAAGAGATTATGGCAAGACAGAAACAAGAGCAAGTTCTGGATGGGAATCAAGTCCTTTTGAAAAAGGTGGACTTGTAGATCTCTATAGATACGGAGGATTCAGTGGCTAGAATAGTACAATCATTAACACAACCACTAGAGAAATACGATCAACAGATACAACAATCATTTGTTAGGGACGTTGATAGTATAGTACAAAAATTAAACACATCCTTTCAACAGGATTTAAAAGACGAGGCGGAAGCGGAAAGCTTCTTTATAGCATAATGGCTAATACATTTGTAAACAAAAAAGTAGATTTAACGAGTACCAGTGCTACGACTTTGTACACTGTACCTAGCGCTACAACCGCTGTTATTAAATCAATCCTCGTGTCCGAAGATTCAGGGAACGCGGATACAATAACAGTTACAATAACCGATACGGATAGCGCTGTTTTCAGCCTTTTTAACGTTAAAGCAATCTCGGCCAGTGGAACATCAGAATTATTATCTGCACCACTCGTTGTCGCAGAGAGCGAAATTATAAAAGTAACCGCAGCAACGGCTAATAGATTACACGTCGTATTGTCTGCGCTCGAAATTAAACCTAGGATCGTTACATCGTAGGCTTGCTTTACTTGTAAAAAACAAGTAATATTATAAACCCAGGTTAAATTCCTGCCTTTAAAAAATTAACAGAAAAATTATGGCTATAGATAGAACAGGAATATCATCATTAGACGCGGGAGCATTGGACATTACTTATTCAGGTGATGAAGGTCCTAAATCCCCAAAACAAATTGCCGGTGGAGAATACAACCGTGTTTTAGAACTCCTTGAAAAAGTTAGAGAAGATATACCTTTATCAGAAGAAGAAAAAATAGAATTACAAGGGTTAATACGAACTCTTACAGCAAAAGGAATTAACGTAGAAGCATTAATGGGAGGAGATACGAGAATGGCTTCTGTTGATCCTATGTTACAAGATGAATACGATAAATATGTATTTGAATTACAAGAAATGCATCCAGAAGCTGTACCAATGACGATTGAACAATTTCGTGAACAAGCTACATCAGGTATGGCTACGGGTGGTAGAGCGGGATATCAAGGAGGAGATTTAGTACATCAGTTTAATAATTATGCCAGAGAAGATGGAGGAAATGTTTCTGTTCCTAGAACTTTTCAAGCAAGAACTGGTTCAGATCCTGTCAACTTAGCTTATATTACACCTGAAGAACAAGGAATTTTACAAACTTTAAAACCAGGAACACCGCATCGTGGACCAATGGAAATTCCTAACTATGATTCATTTGATATTAAAGGTGGTTATACAACGACTGGAGGCGAATATATGGGGGGTGGTAGTGACAAGCAAGAAAGAGAAAATATAGCATCATTAGAACGAGCCAGAAGAACAGAAAAACAACACATGGAAAGTGGTGTTACTCCTACAGGTTATAAAGTAACAGAAAAAGATATTCCAGAAGAAGTTAAAAAAGAACCTTTTTGGGATAGAGTTACAAGTGCACCAACTGATTACAGACAAAAATTTTTTACTAAAAGAATAGCAGATAAAAGAAAAGCGTTAATGGATAAATATAATTTAACACCACAATTAGCTCAACAAATAATTGATATGTTAGATGAAGACGAAGGTATAACTGTTGATAAACTAAGAGCTTTGGATTTTGGAGTAAAAGATTTAGAAGGTGGTATTAGTGAAGCTGGAATAAATCCATTTACAAAAGAATTAGGTTTTCATGGATCAGGTAAGCCCATAAAAGGAAAAGGAGAATATTTTACAACTCCAGATTTAACATCAAATCCACCAGGGTGGCTAGGAGTTGCTCAGGATAAAATGATTCCAGAATTTAATCAACTTGTTTCAACTGCAACAAGAATAAAAGATTTAGAAAGTGTATTAGGAACTGAAGCTTTCAAAACAGGTAAAGGATTACAATCTGAAATAGATGAGTACCTGGCGAAAGTACAACCAAGTGTTTATGGCCCTGAAGGAACTATAGGTGGTCCAGGTAGAGACGATCAACCACCAATTATTTATCCTTATCCTCTTCAAGCATCAGCACCAGTAGTAGATGAAACAGAAGTAGCAAAATGGGAAGCTCCAGAAATTCCTGTAGAGAGGCTTAGATTATATTCCGCTGATGGTGGAAGAATACCAGCAGCTTATGGTGGTATCATGGGTGATGATGGTAGAAGAAGATATGGTTTAGGAAGTATATTTAAAAAAGCTGCGAGAGGAATTAAAAAAGTTTTAAAGAGTCCAGTTGGTAAGGCTGCGTTGATGTATGGTTTAGGTACATGGTTAGGTGGAACTCAAGCATTTGGAGGAGTAGGTGGAGCTGGAGGTTTTTTCTCAAGATTAAAAAATCCTGCTTTACTTAAAAATTTAATTACTCCTACAGGTTGGTCTGAAGGTAATATACTTAATCCTTTACTTAGATCAAAAGGAAAGGATTGGACTAAAGGCAAACCTACATGGGGAGGATTTGATCCATGGAAAACGGCAATTGGCCTAGGTTCATTATATCCTTTAGCAAAAGATTTTTTTACTGGCGGAGACGACGATGAAGATTTTACACAAACTGATTTATATAAAAGATGGCTAGCACAAAAACAAGCTGCTGATATACAATTTGCACCCGTAGGTGATCCAGCTAACTGGCAAAGACAAAAATTGTATGCTGACGGCGGAAGAATTGGGTATGCTGGTGGTGGTTACTATGATGAGGATGAAGAAGATCACAGAGCAGCTGCATTAGCAGCAATGTATAGAAGAGGAGCTCAAGAAGGTGGACTCATGGATATGGGTGGCATGGAAAAAGATTATAGACAAGAAGGTGGATTTGTACCTATTGGTGGACAAGAGCGAGCAGATGATGTACCAGCTAGATTAAGTAAAAACGAATTTGTATTTACAGCGGATGCTGTAAGAGCTGCCGGCGGTGGAGACATTGACGCCGGTGCAGAAGTCATGGAAAATGTCATGGAAAATTTAGAACAAGGTGGACAAGTATCTGAAGAGTCACAAGGACTTGAAGGAGCAAGAAATATGTTTGCCACAGCACAAAGATTAGAAGGAGTATTATAATGGCCGTAACAGAACAACGACAACTATTCGCACCACAGATAGAATCTTTAGCAGAACAATATGCTAAGTCTATGGGCACAGTGGCCGCAGATCCATTTACAACTGCAGATATTACTGCAATGGCTCCGCAGGTTGCACCGCAAACAGCGTTACAAACAAGATTAGAAGGAGATGTAACAGCAGGATTAGGTGCTTATCAACCATATGTCCAAGCAGCAGGAACACAGTTAGGCTTAGCAGGAACAGGATTAGCAGGAGCAGAAACAGGATTAGCTGGACTTGGAGCAGCTTACGCTGATCCAGCAGTTGCAGGATTAGGACAGGCACAAACAACATTAGGTGGAGTATCACCATACATAACAGCAGCAGGAACAGGATTAGCTGGAGCAGGAACTGCGATGGCTGGGGTCTCCCCATACATTACAGGTGCTGCAGGATTAACAGGTGCTGGAGCAGGTACTGGAGCAGGATCAATTGCTGAGTATATGTCTCCTTATCAATCACAAGTTATAGATACAACATTAGAAGAATTTGACAGACAGGCGGCAATGAGACAGCAAGCTATTTCCGATGCAGCAGTAGGCGTTGGTGGTTTTGGTGGTGGTCGTGAAGGTGTTATGCAAGCAGAATATCAAACACAATCAGATAGAAACAGAGCTATGATAGAAGCTCAATTACAACAACAAGGATTTACACAAGCTCAGGCTTCAAGACAAGCGGATATGGCAGCTAGACTTGGAATTGGTGGAGCACAACAACAGTATGCTCAAGGTTTAGCAGGATTAGGACAAGCACAATTAGGTTTAGGCCAAGCAACAGGAGCTTTAGCTCAACAACAAGGAGCTTTGGCACAGGGATACCTAGCACCAGGACAAATGATGGCTGGCGTTGCTGGTCAACAGGCAGGCATGGCTGGTCAAAGAGCGGCATTAGGTCAAGCACAATTAGGTGCAGGTCAAGCAGAACAAGCAATGCTTGGAAGAGATGTTGGATTAGCGGGTCAAGTGGGCGCAATGGACCAAGCTTTTGACCAAGCTCAACTAGATGCTGCTAGAGAAAAAGCAAGAATGGGTCTGTATGAACCAATGGAAAGACTTGGATTCTTAGGATCTGGTTTAACAGGATTGATGGGTGGAATGGGACCACAGTATCAATTCGCTACTCAGCCAAACCCTAGTCCACTAGCCACGGCTCTTGGAATAGGAGTAACTGGTGCAGGAATTTATAAAGGTTTGACGGGATAATGAACAGAGTATTAAGAAGACCAATGTTTAGAACCGGCGGTTCAGCTGAAGGAATTACTTCAGGACTGGATCAAACTAAACTGACTGCTTCAAGACCAATGTATAATAGAGGAAGAGTGGTTAGACCAGGTGGGTATAGAGGTGATGATACTGTTGGATTGGCATTGAAACATCTAGACGACCCAAGAATACAAGAATTAATTGGAGGACAACAAGAATCTCGATTTCCAGAATTTTTAACTTCAATGGGCCTTGATCTATTAACAAGACCAAAATCTGGAAACATATTTCAAC